GCAATATCAATAGGCTTTTCTTCATCTTCACCTTCTTCATATTCTTCACCTTCTTCCTCATCACCAAATTCATCCTCTTTGAGTTTCTTTGATAACATGGATTGTAATCGAGGTGTAAAAGCTTCCTCTAATGCAGCCTTTGCGTTTTCTAATGCAGTTTCTCGAACAGCTTTAGCGTCAGCAATTGCTTCTTTTAGTAAATTGCTCATTACAATTCTCCCATTATTTATTTTAATGTGAAATATAGTTATTAGAAACTATAATAGGGTTTATATCATATTGGTACAATGTATGAAAGTCGAAATGACTGACATTGTATTCATTCATATATAAATATATGTAATTTTGTTAAAATGAAGTATTTTTTAAATTATTTCGATATAATCTGCGAGATTTTTTACTTGTTCTATTCGTTTTTTCTGAATTAGGTGTAAATCTCTCATTTTTTTTAAGGTCTAGCATCAATTTAGACTCTTTTATCATTTTTTTGAATTTTTTTAATGCAAATTCTATATTATTGTTATAAACTTCAACCTGTAATCCTCGAATTTGTCCAGTATTTCTTTTATTGTGTCGAGGTTTTTTGTTTTTCTTAAAATAACCCATTTAATTAACCTTTATCTTATTTTACTATAAACTTTTTCCATATCCTTATCACCTTTTACATAACTCCAATACAAAGTTTTTAAAATAGTGTCATCTACTTTACCTTTATAATCTTTTTTAACTACATAAGTTAAAAATTTATCTTGTTTTACGAGACTTTGCATTTTTTTTACATCATATGCACTAGTTTCGTCAAGTGAACCTTCACCAATTGCAACACTTTCATCAATTGAATTTATTTCATAATATCTACCTAAAATTCTACCCATATCCTCATATAAACCTTCCATTCTCTGTTGTAATGTAGAAGCTTCTGTAGCTACTTTACTAAATTGGTCTGAATATTGTTTTAATTCTTTCATATTACGGCCTACTGTAATCTTATCAAAACTATTACCAGTCTCTCGAACAGCATGAATAGTGGCAGACTTAGCTATCTCTGCTAAAGTATTAGCTACTTCAGCTATATTGCCTTCTCTATAGATATTTTTTCCATAACCATTGTAATTGGCTACAGATTCTAAAAATCCTTCTTCATCAATTTCAACTTTATCATCTATAAATGATTCTATTATATGTTTTAATTTCATCTTTTCTTCCCCTTGCGACCACCGAAATATTGTTTAAATCTATTCATTATCTTATTTCTCGTAACCAGTTGATGTAGAAAGTCTACTTCAAATTTATACGCTCTTGATACATCACCACTGGTAACACTTCGATTGATGTCATAAAAATCTACCACTCCAGCTTTCGCTTTTGACATCCAATCTTTTATAATTGTATATTCTGCTTTTCTTAAAATCTTTGCATATTCTCTAACACTTTGGTCCATTATAGTTTTTGCTTCTTTTGAAGAATATCCAGGTCTTGATGTTGCCCAATCTTCATTTAAAATTTCTCTAATCAATTTCCTCAAGTGTTCTTCAGTATTTTTCACTTTTACACACTACCACTTATACTAAATAAAGTATCACCTGAATTTTGTATATTTATATCACTTGGTGATACTAATCCAGCTGAATTAATTGAACCACTATCCCAAGAAGCATGTTCATATCTACCACCATATGTTTTTTCGCCAGCTCGTGGTGTTGTTACTGCATATCCATAGTGTGCTTCAAATTGAGCATCTGTTAATTTCTGCCAAACACCATCAATAACTACTATATTATTATCAGCCATTATTATTCTCCACTGATTATATCAGTTAATATTTTATTTACTTTCCAATAAGGTGGAAGATTATTTTTATTACCAACACCTTCTGTCATAGGATGCATAAACGCTCCATGTGTAGACGGATTTGAAACAAAGTCAAATGCAATTAATTCAAAGTCAGGTTGTACTGCTACTGTATCTGCTCCATCACTTTCATCCTCATTTACGGGTTCAACTGAACCTAAACCTCGTGATGAAATACCAAGTTTAATTCCCGCTTTAAACAATTCTTTTAAAATATTTCCGGCTGGTGTTCCTAAGACTTCAACTGTTCCTAATAAATCATCACCTTTCCATCTCATTTCTACTATATTATGAGATACATTATTTAAATTAACAACGGAAGAATCTGGATGGTCAAGTTCACCTAATGCTCTTCGTTCTTTAATTTGAGTTCCAGCATATTTTTTTGCTTCTCTTGTTAATACTTCTCTTGGATATATTCTACCATTTTGATTTTTAGCGTTCGCTCTTTGAAGAACACCATTGACAATCAATTTACCATTATGCTCTTTAATAGATTCAGTAATTTGTTCCGGTGTAACTTCAAAAGGAATAGTATCTACTAATATTGATTTATGCATAAGTTATCTCCTACCAAGTTCTTCTTTAATAAGTTTTCGTAAACCTTCTCTCAATCTTGTGTTGACTTTCTTTTCTTTTTTAGCTAAGTTAGCTTGTTCTCTAACAAATTTCTTAAATTGTTTAGCTAATTGTTTCTGTCTACTATAAGTAGATGGAGATTTTCGTTGTAAATTAGTTGGAAGGTCTGTATCTTCGCCAAGATTAGCGTAGTGATGAACTCTTTTAGCGTCAATCATATATCTTCTACGATACCGATTTTCTTCTAATTTTCTCATCCACTCTCTAATCTGTTTCAGAGTATATTTCTGATTTTTCATTCTACTCTCCCTTATACCCAAGTATGTTTTTTTCTAAATAAGTCATAAAAAATGAAAGACAATTCCATTCGAATGACATTACTTAATCTTTTTAAATCTTTATTAGTCAAGTTATCTAATGTATCTTCCGTCAATTCATCAGGGTCAACTATTGTATATCTGTTACTATTTGTAGCGTTCTTCTTTTTTTTCTTCTTATCTTTTTTTCTACCACCACTAAATGCCATAGGAGTTTTGGGTGGACCTGCTCCACCATCTATAGCTCCAGTAACAGAAGTTTCCTCCAACTCATCAACTAACTCTCTAATTATTTTCCTGAGTTCTTGGTGTTGCATTTCTTTAATTCCTTAATCAATTCATAATAACGCATTAAGTTTAAAACTTGTGAATCTTTAACAAAAGTACCAAAACTTAAATTACTAATTTGATTAACAGATTCTTTTAACTTAATTTTCATTACTTTATCATTAACTTTTTTAATTAACGGAATAAGTTGTTTTTTAACTCTAATAATTTCTTTACCTATATATTCTTGTAAACCATTAGAATTAGAAAGGTTATTAATATACTCTCTTAGTAATGTTTTTTGATGTTTATCTAAATTTTTATATCTATCATTAAAATTGTCTACAAGTATTTTATAAGTAAGTAATCTAACATCCTCATTTTCTTTTTTATATCGAGCTACTTTCTTAGATTCTTTAATATTCTTTTTCTTACCCTTAGAACTTGACATTAAATGCTCTACTATTGTATATTTACAATCAGTAACATCTTTTGGGTCAAATCCTTCTTGTAAAGCTTCTGAATCGAATAATTTATATATTGATGCTAATAATTTATAATCATTTATTTTAGCATTAAAAAATTCTTTAACAGGATATTTATCTTTAACTTCTTTTATAAGATTATATTTTTCTCGTCTTAATGTTGAATTATTTAATTTATTTCTAACTCTAATCACCTTTTCAACTAAATAATCTGCTTTCATTTCAGACGGACATGATTCTTTAATTAATAAATTATATAATTGTAGTTCTTTACCCAACTCTACATCTTTATTAAAATATTTTTTCATTAAAGAAACACTAGCAGGGTTCTTTGTATTCTCCATCAAATCAACAGTAACTTGTCTGGACAACAATTCAAAAAGAATACCAGTATTCTTTAACTTCAAATGTTTTATTTTTTTCATTTAATAGCTCCTATTACACAATTATATAATATATAATATTCATCATATATAAATATAGATAACTTAAATAAATTTGCAAACATATATTAAATTTCCTCTGTATTATCTTCAGTTTTAATGTATTTATCATATTCGCTTTCCGTTTTTAATGTTTCTGCCAATAATTCTTTATCAACTGTCCCATTTAACTCTAAATTTTTAACTATTTTTTTCAGTTGTTCCGTAGAAACTGCTTTTTTCATGTCATGTTTACCCAACGGGTCACGACCTCTGGCAGAAAAATCTTTTCCAAATTTAGGTATTTCTTTTGGTCGTCCAGCTCCATCAAATCCTTCTTCAGGAGCTCCACCTTTACCACCCGGAGGTGCACCACCTTCTTCTTCACCACCTTGTTGAACAGTAGCTAAATCGTGTGGTGTACCAAACGATTGACCAGATTTAATTGGGTCGTTACCTTCCATAGAAATCTGTTCATATCTATATGCACGCTTTTGGTCATTAACAATACCCCACCTCATTCTATCCATTTGTTCTTCATTCATATTAAAAATATTTTTATATACCCATTCACTTGACATCATTTTATCTGTCATCATAGAACTAGCCAAAGTCGTTTTAGAATCCCAAAGTTCAATTTTTTCTTGTTCATATATTGTAGAGGATTTTGTTAAATCTAAACTAAAATTAACTAAATCAGCATCTGTATATCCTTGTGAATATAAATGAACTATTGCAATTTTTGTCAATTCTGATATTACAATTCTTTGAACGCGTTCAATTGTTCTAGCGAATCTCACATCTTCTGCGGCTAATGTGGCTTTACCATTAACTTGTTCTTCATATCCAAGAAATGCTTTAGGTATCTTTAATCCTGACATCATTTTATTTCTTAAATATTCAATATCTTCTGTGGCTTCGTATGTTAATCCCGCTAAATTATCAATAGTCGTCCCACTATCTCCTCCACGAACTGGTAAATAAAAATCTTCTGTTATATTCTGTAAATTATATTTCAAATTATAATCACCTGTATTTGGGTCAATTAATGGAGCTTTCTTCATTTTGTTTATAATTTGCTGCATATAGTTATCAACTTCATTGGGTGGAATATTACCAATATCTAATTTAAAAATTCTTTTTTCTGGAGCTCTTACTACTCTATGAACTAGCATAGCATCTTCCATAAGAGTTAATGACTTCCAAGTTTTTCTAGCATTCTCAATCATAGCTTTACCATATGGTAAAAAATTAGAATCAGAAAGTAATCTAAAATGAGCTACTTCGTATGAATTTAAGCTTTCTTGTGCTTGATTCATATTAGTACCCATCCCCATCAGTTTAAAAACTACTTCTTCTGGATTTTCTGGATTTTCGCCTTCTACTCTTTCTATTTCATATACTGGAATAGGTGTTGCATTAACAACACCTATATTTTCTGCTATGTCTAATTTCAAAAAGAAATCACCATATTTAACTAAATTACGAATCCACGGCCATAAATTAAACTCTATATTTAAAGTATCATAAAATAAACTATGTACAATCTTTTGTATATTATCATCATCTGAATTAACTTGTAGAACTTCATCAAACTCATTTTTCATTGTAGATTCATCTGCATATACATCTAATGCTGAGGCTATTATTGGGTCTAAATCCATTTCCTCATAATCAGTAAACAATGCCATACGAGCTGCCATAAAATTCTGATTTTGGTCATATCCATATTTACTACCGCCGGCGGCACTTCCATGTAATCTTGAATATCTATCTACTGCGAAGTTTGTAGCTAAACCTTTATATGCTTGTTTTCTATCTGTATCTACAACTCTTAAGCGTTTTTTTCCTGTGTTTCTAACAATTACATTTGTAGAAAACAACCTTCTTAATCTATTAAAAAACGAATTATCTGCCATAATTCCCCCTATTTATCTAATAACCATTTTAAATCTTCAGTCTGACCATTTACTTTAAGCTCATATGGATTATTCGGAATTGTATTTGGGTTATATATTGGTTGAGCATAATCAAAACTTTGAAGTGATTTTTTAACTAAAGTGTCCTGTTCACTCCTTAATCTCAACGCCGTATCTCTAACCCACAATCCAATAGAAAATGACATAACTAAATCATCATTATATCCATCCATAGCCTGTGCTTTATTATTCTTATATATAAATACAAACAATTCATCAATTAGTCTTTTTGAACGAACTGTTACTGCTTTTTCTCTAAAATATTCATCTAACTTCGCAATGATTAATGGTCGAGTTCTCATTGTAGTTGAAAAACCAGCTACCATATTTTTATCTAAATTTCTATATCTATTTCTAATTTGATGTTCCGTATCAACATACTTTAAATCCGTACTTGAATAAAATAAATTTTTGTAATCTCTATCTATCACTTGTTGAATGGCTGCCCAACCAATACTTGCATTTTCCATTATCAACAACGCGTCATTATATTCTGTAGCCATTTGTACACATAAATTTCCAAATTCTTTTGTAGGTAAGTGTCCTTTGTATTCTGCCACTTGATTCATACTATCAATATCTATAACTTGAATAGCAGAATAATCACCCCCATCTCCTCTTGCTGTATCAGCTGATACTATATAAGTTTTATTATAATCAGCTTGTTCCCATATCCATATATTACCATCAAACCCTCGTTTTTCCATAGGTTCTTTAACAAAAGTATCTTGATACCATTCTAATAATTTACCATCAATGACAGTATCACCAGAAGATACAAAGTCACAATCACATTCTTGAGATGCCATCTTAGGTCCTAATAACTCATCTTGTCGTTCTCTCCATTCTTCATCTCGTTCTGGATGTAAATCCCAAGGTAATCTAACAAAGTTCCACAACTCACTACCATTCTCAGCGTCTAACCATAATTTATGAAATAAATTTCCTAATCCATTCGGTGTAGACAATACAATAGCTTTTCCACCAGTTGCTAATGTCTGTTGTGCTGATGTCCATATATCATCAACCTTTTCAATAAAAGCTGCTTCGTCAATCACCAAAAGTGATAGTGCTTCAGACCTAGCAGAATCAGTACTTGATGATACAGCTTTAACCTGAGACCCATTTTCATATTTAAGAGATAATTTATTATCTTCTACACAATTACTCTTTAACCAAGATGGCAACTCTTTGTGCATAACACGAACTTTTGTCACAAGATTCTTTGCTGTTTCTTGTTTAGTTGCAATAACTAAAATATTTTTATCTGTATGGAATGTCATTAACCACAATGAGTATCCAGCTGACAAAGTAGATATACCTAATTGTCGAGATTTCAAAATTATTAAATGTTTATCTTCTACAAACAACTTTAAAGCCTTATCTTGAAAATCATACAACTGGAAAGGTACTTTGCCTCGCATGGGATGTTGAACAACACAATATTTTTTCATAAAATATGTAGGGTCCTTAGCACATTTCAAATATTCCTGTCTAACAATATCTTTAATATTTGGTCTTTTACTCATAATTAATCAGTTTCTTTATCAGCTTTCCAACCTTTATCTACATAATCATAAAATTCTTTTTCTTTATCACCTTTTAATTGCTTCGGTGATGTAACTTTAAACTTAGCTAAAGCTTTATCAAAGAACTTTTGATACGCTGTCTTTTCTTCTCTGATAATATTTTTTATTATCTCTCGTAATTTAGATTTAGTCATTTTCATTGACATTCTCCCTAATTAGTTATTTGTCCGGCAAGATGTACTGAACCACCAGCACTCATTACTCCGAGTGTAAACCAAATCCACTTATTATTATACCATTGTGGTTTAATTTCTTTAATTCTTTCTTCCTGTAAATCTATTTGTTCCTGTAAATTATCAATCTTTAATTTATAATCAACAAACAATAAAGAATCTTCTTTTGATTTTTCTTCTAATAGTTTAATATAATTTATATTTAAACTATCTTTTAATTCTAATTCTTGTATATGACCAAAAATATTATCTACTTCATCAGTCGTAAAAGTATGAGTTTCTTGTGTGAAACAAAAACTCATAAATAATAATATAATAAATTTTATAAACATGATTAATATCCTTTATTCGTATCAACTTGTAGTAATAGTCTTGAATAAGTAAATATAGGACTAGCTTCAGTCTTATATATTTTAATATCTCCATTATGATAACAATGGTATGGACCTGTCCAATCCATTCCATTTAACAATCTAAATTGACCACTTCTAGCTACTAAATTTTCTTCTATATAAGGTTCAGGTTCAGTAGGATTTGTTATTGTAGCTACCGTATCTTTATTATCTCGCATATCTTTTATAATATTCGCAGGAACTCCCAATGATAAAGCTATACTTATGTCATTATCAGTCACAAGACCATCATTATCTAAATCATAAGGATTTTCATTTTGATAATATTTCATTATCATTTCACTTACAATAGTAGGTAAACCTTTATTATTAGCAGTGACAATATCTGCTACATTAACTTGACCATCTTTATTAATATCTAATGGATGATAACCAGAACCATTTATGTTAGGTGCTGCTGTTCGATTAAACTCTTGTGATGTAGAAATCTGTCCGTTAGAATTTCGTGATGTAGAAGTTCTAGCCATATCTATTTACCCTTACCTAATCTTTTAAGATAATCTACTTTTTGTTGTGTAGTCTTTTCTTCTACTTTAATTTTTTTTACTTCTGTTTTAATATCTGTTAATTCTTGTTTTGCTTTGTTTAAATCTTCTTGTAACTTAGTAACTTTAGTTTCTCGTGTTTCTATTTTCTTATCTAATTTTTTTCCCTCACCTTTGATTTTTTTCAAGTCAGCTTTAAATTCTTTTTCACTTCGAGTGTCTTTTTTTAGAGCCCAAACCACCGCTATACCACCTATAACAGCGAATATTCCAACTATCCAATTTTTAATCTTTGTAAGAGTTTCAAACATTAATATGCACCCCATATAGCATCGAAATCAGAGTATTTTTGCTTAGCTCTACTAAATAAAGCTTTATCAACTTTAGCTCTAACATTACTTAAATCATTCATATCTCGTTGAAAATCATGTAATACCATAATAGCTTCATAAGCTTTAATTAAATCTTTTGCTTTCATAGCTTGAGCTAATTTAAGTCTAGCTTCATTGTGATTATTATGGTCAGTCAAGTCATAAATCTGGTCAATTATTGCTCCACCTAATTCAGCTTTCTCATTTAATTGTAATGTAGGTAAAGGTTGTCCGAACTTTCTATCCCATACATTTGACTCTGTTAATATTTTTTTAAGTTTCACCATCTTCTCCTATGATTTTTTTAACCTACTTTTTTCTCTACGGCTACGATTTTTGGATTGTGCTTCAAAACCTGTGATTTTACCCCCTTTATGGCTGGCATCTTTACCATCACCGTTTCCGTAAGTACCTTTTTTTCTATTGTAAGCATTTAATTCTGCTCTATATTTCTTTGATTTGGTAGATGAACCATATTTCTTATATTCAGCTTTGTAATCTCGTTGTTTAGCTTCATTAAAAGCTATATTAGCATATTTCTTTAATTCGTGTGGTTTATGTGCAAAATGATTTAGAAGTTTAAGAACAGCTTCATCACCCTTTACTTTAAATTTTTTCAATAAAGCTTGTATCTTTGGGTTCTTTAATAGTTTGTCAATATCAACTTTAAATGCTTCTGTAACTTTTCCTTCTTTCAAATTACCACTTGGAAAATCACCATCACCTCTGTCTTTTGTTTTAGTCATATTAAATGATGGGTCTTCTACATCACCAATCATTTGATACCCTAAAACTTCAGCTGTTTTCTTAGTTCCCTTTTTATCTGCAGAGCTTCCTATAGAAAAAGTTTCATCTAAAACTTCTTGTACCATTGACTTTATCAATGACCTAATTTGAGATTCGTTTTCTTTTTCCTTTTCCCATTTTTTAGCCATCTTAGGATTATTAGCGTGCATCCATTTTCTCTGCTTTTCAGACTTAAAAGGCATATTACTGTAATTTTGAAACAAGCATGTCAAACCATTGCTGAAATTGTGTTACTTGTTTTTTATATTTTTGAGTAAGCAACTTCGCATAATCCTTATGACCTTGTTTATTAAGAGCTTTTTCTAAATCTTTAACAGCATCCCAATAAGCATCATAGGTCTTAACAACATTCTTTATTTCCTTAGCATTTTCATAAGCAGGACCTTCGTCAAGTGTACCTTCGTTAAGTGCGTCCATACGAAACTCATTCCACTTACGCCAATTGTGTGGTTTTGCTTTAGCCATAATACTCTCCTACTTTTTCTTTGATGAGATTTTACCGATAATACCTTCTAAGTGAGTATTGATTTCTTCAATAGTTTCTGCTACTTTAGACATCTTACCATGTAATTTCTTATCAGAAAATTTTAAAAATTCACTAATACCAGAAAATCCTTTTATTGATTGTTCATACTCTTTAATCATTGGTGAGAATTTACTCATTACTCTTTCATCAGTAATATCAATATCATCCATTATTGTATCCATTTTAGTTCGCTCATCTTCTGGTAGTAAATCATATAATTTGAGTTGAGCTACTGAAGATTTTTTAGATGTTGTTTTTTTCTTCAAAGGTGTTTCTTTGATTTTCTTTTCAGCTTTCTCTGCTTTCTCAAACATTTGACCTCTTTTAGTTGGAAAGTTAGTGTAAGCACCAATAGAACCCAACGGAACTATTCCACCTACGCGTTCAAAAGCTTCACCTAACAACTCTTTACCTTTTTGTTTTAATAATGAGTT